TACCGAGGGTGATAGGCTTGCCCTTTACGGAGTCACGAATCTTGTAGCTCTCTATGCCATTTCCAAAGCTTATGCAATTGAAGAACGACGTGTCGATGATAGCCGGTTGACTACCCGTCTGGTCTTGTACGTTCCCGAAATACAGCCCCCCTCCAATAAGAAACGACTGACTCGACTCATACCACAGGTCTGGTAGCGCGGGTGATGGCTCCGTCTCAAAAACGATAACGTCGGTAGCCCTTGTGATAGAAAGACTCGCTTTAACCCTAGACCTACGGTTGGGGCTGCTGCCACCAGTTACACCACCGCATTTCACAGAGCCATAGACAATGAGCCATGGGCCGCCCGCACCGCCTTGGTCAGTAAATAGCATCTTGCCTTCAGAAGCAGGGCTGACACCAAAGGTGTTTGTATCGCTTCCGGTGTACTCATTCAAGACCGTCATCTCCGGTGGAGTTCCGCTAGGGTCTCCGGTAAATCCTTCCGCTGCTTCGATGGTGGCCTTCACGTCGGGGTCTCCGTAAAACCAAGCTATGATATCAACGTAGTCCTGCTCCACCTCCCACGTATGGTCGAAGTCAAGGGTGCGCTTGTCGCACGAACCCGTTCCGTCGCCTCGCCCCTGACGGGTAAGGCTGAACGTAAGGCGGATGCGGCTCCCTGCGGGTACAGAGTTGAGAGTACTAGAAGTTTTGTCGTTGAACTTGTATACAAGTACCGGATAGTTACCGGAATTAAACTCACCATTCTCCGTCCTTTGGTCCGAACCGCCATTGGTTCCTGCTGACTGCTCACCGGGTGCGGTGTTCACCTCCTGAGGAGCCTCGTAAGAGAAGTCCGGGTTCATCTTCATATACGTACCCGCAATGGCGGGGATGGGCGTAGCTCCCGTGTCGTCAAGCTCACCCACAGCATATGCCTTCTTCTCTAGAACCTCAGCGTAAGTACATGACGTAACCGCACCAGAGGTGTCGCTCTTCACAACGTACCTGTCCCCCTTCTCTACCTTGGCCGCGTTTTCCCCTTCGAGCAAGAAGTAGACATCAATTACATCAGGTGGAAGTGCAGGGGGGGCTGGCAGCGCAGGCCACACAAAGTGCTGGTTGGTATATATGGTCTCGTAGGTTTCGGTGTCAGGCTTGATAACGAACTTGTACCTCTTGGCCCAAACAGGAGCCCTCATAATAGAGGGGATGGTGACCCGAATCTGATTCTGAAAAATGGAGTCTCCACACTCTAGCTCCACTTTGTTATTTGGCGCAACAAGGGCAGTGCTAGACCTACCAAACTCGTCCATATAGACGATACCAATCTCATAGCTACGGTTGCTGTGTAGGCTTGGGGCAGAAAATGTGGGCTGAGTGTCAGCAGCAGCAGCATCCAAGGGTGTCTGACGTAGCGAAACCTGAAATCCAAGCTTGTTGAACAGGCCGTCGGAGTTGACCATGTCATACCCCTCTAGATAGTTGCCGTAGACGAGCCTATTCCCCATCAAGGTCTGGGCCTTAGCCAGCCTAGGGACGTTGTCATACAAGCGTAGAATCTCACTCTCAGGAAGGATGGTGAAAATCTTCTGCTTGCTAAACTGAATGATGTAGTCGGAGTTGTCCGCCAAAGACACGTTGGCCTTGTCGACCTTCTCAATGACGCGGATGATATTGTCATCCATCTCCTTGAACAAGATGTCGATACCCTTCACCAAAGAGCTGCCCGTACGCACACTAACGTCACAAGCCTGAACGGAGTTGACCATACCCTCGTTGAGGTACGACTCCGTAGTAAACGCAAACGGCTTGCTCTCGAAGATGGGGTCGCTAAACTGTGACGTAGCCGAGTACTCGTTGTTGGCATACTCCCATCGGTAACCAAAGCACAGGAGGCGGTCCTCCATATAGTCCTCCCGAGACACCACTTCTACAGCAGTAACCGTAGGTGCTTCCGAGGGAGGCATCTTGATGACGAGGATGTCCTCACCTAATACCCCGCTGTCTAAGTTCGCCACAGGAAGCGGGTACGCCGTGGTGACGTTGATGCGGCGCGGAGGGTTGAAGTCGTCGGTAAAGAACAGCAGCCCGTCAACCAAGTCCACACCCGTAATCAGATGCTGCGGGTCGAAGTTCAAGGTGGTAGTAGAAGCCGTAGAGGGGTCGTCGATGCTGACCACATGATACGTCAGCAGGTCGCTGCGCATATTGTACGAGACGATAAGGTCGAGCTTCCCGACCGCTGGGACCAAAGTAAAAGCCGGGTCGTGGACGAACCAGTACATGGTCTCGTTGGCCCCATCGCTATAGGCGCCTAGGCACGTGGCACTGGCGCTCAAAGCAGCCCCCGTAGGTGGGTATACCAGCGTAGTGAGCTGCGTATTGCCCTTGGTGTTCTCTACCGTTCCAATCTCCGAGTCCTCGGTGGACCCCATCCGGATGTTGCGGGCATCGATATACTCCCCTTGGGGGACAAGGCGCTCGTCGACGCTCTTGTTCATGCGCCCCTTGATGAAGTTCCTTACCAGATTCGCCATTACTTAATCCACTTGTCTCGACCACGCATGTTCATCAGCAAGCGCCCCGGGTGGATGTTGCTGACGCGAAGCTTTGCGTTGCGCAGGAGCGCGTTCTTCTTCTTCCTCGCCCGACCCACGATATACTCTTGTACACCCAACTTAGCGTCAAGGATAGCGTACTGGATATACGCGTATACGTAGTCCTCGAAAAGCTTGTTCACGCTAATCTCAGTGTTGTTGCCACCCTCCATACCATCACTGACATACTCGAGGATGCAAAGCTCGTCAGCCATGTGGCTGCTGAAGTTGATGACGCCACCCTTCTTGTTGATGCTAAACGTAGGGTTCGCGTTAGCCGTCTCCGTGTTTAGTCCGTACCGAGCCCCGATGGCATAGTCGAAATACCAATTGCCGTCGCAGCAGTGGCCAAGCTGCCCATCGAACTGACTGTTTCCATTCAGGTAGATGCTAGGCTTGGTGCCCGTAATCCTATCGAAATCGATAGTAGAATCCTGCGGGCGTAGAGTAGCTCCGCTCTCGTCAAAAAGGATGCGACAATTGTTGTCTTGCAGATAGGCCGAACTCCAGTTCGTCTGAATATTCTCCGTTAATGGTCGAAGAATTCCGCCCTTATATAGGGAAATGCGAACCCAGTTGACATAGTCCGGAGGGAGGACAAAACGTAGGCTGTCACAGACGCTGAGCTCGAGAACCTTAATCTCTTTCAGGGAGTCGTAGTTCAACTCTTGGATGGCCCGCTTGGCATGGAACAGAATCTTGTACCGCTCCTCGTTATTGACAAGGGAGTGGTTGCCGTTGTACATCAACAGGAAGTTGTTGACGATATCTTCCAGAGAGACGTATTGGTAGCTACCCCAATTCTTGTCCTCGGGGTTGGCTCCGTTATTCTCGTAGTACTGGTAGTCTGTGATATATGCCATTACTGCTCTTTCTCTTCTGCGTTAGCATACTGGTATACGTCGCCCTCGCGGATGCTCATGCCCGCCATCTGCAAGATGCCATACACCAACCTTGGCTCGTCATCTATGGGGAGCTCAAAGTCTTGGTATCCAGTCAAGCTCTGGTTGAATACAGGCTCTCCATTGGTCAATACACTAAAGGTCCACTTCGGGTCGAAGGGGTACCGAACGTATTGACATACCACATCGCCCTGCGCATACGTCGTTGCAGTAGGGTAGATGGTGACGACCTGACCAGCAGTGGGGTTATCGATGGTGTACGCGGGGTATTGTGCCGAAGGTGCCGTCAAGTTCGAGTTTGCCAACATGGTGATGCGGCTATGCGTAACAGGCTCTGCCTCAGCTCCGTTGACCAGAACCTTGTTCAGCAAGTAGTAGTCGTCACCGGTGGTAGCGACGCTCGGAGTGAAGAATAGGTTGGCCGCACTCTGTGTCAGGGGCTGAGACACGGAGAAGATGTCGATGTCCTCGTTGATGCCCTTGGTCATATTGGCGTAGTCCGTACCAGACATACGCGCGTTTTCTGCGTTGATAGCTTGGTTAAGACCAGTGAAATACCCCTCAAAAATCTCTAGCTGAGCCTGCTTAGCAAACAGGTTGAAGTCGGATGGAGAGATATAGCCGTAGTTGTTCTTGTTCAATATCGACAAGACCGTATTCCGCACGGAGTTAATCATTCCTCTAAGATAGCGCCAAACGAAAAAGCCACCCGAAGGTGGCTTTCTCTAGCAATAGGGAAAAAATTATGCAACTGCAATACCAGAAATTGTTACAGCTCCGGAAGCCGCACTCTCCAATCCAGAAAGGCTAACGTCATAGCTGGGGTGCTGCCAAGAAGTTTGCAACGCACTAACGATAGAGTCCTGAATTCGGTCTCGTACAGTGACGTCGTCTGCTGCCATAGTGGCGTGCGTAATAGTAGCAATATCATTACCGTTGGCGCCACTGTAAGTTACCGTAACGGTAGTCGTGCTTGCTTGCTCAACAATAATAATGTTATCGAGAGCCAAAAGCTGACGGGTTTCACCGGTACCGGTGATGGGGATAGAGAGGAATTTCTGCATGATAAAAAAAAATATATCACAAAGATACTTATTCCTCAAG